CAATTATCGCTGGCTATGGCAGTTGTTAGACGCTACACAGGAGGAATACACGCACAGGTATGGGAAAGTCCACGCTACAAAGCAAAAAGGAATTGTTGACAACCTACGTTATTGTCCCTATGAATTGCCTGAAGGCAGGGACATGACCCATATGCCACAGTGTATGCCTGATGAATACAAAACACTACAGTCTAGCATACAGGCATATCGAAACTACTACCGTGGAGACAAAGCCTATATGGCGAAGTGGACTAAACGTAAATCACCTCATTGGTGGTACGATGGAGAAGAGGATTATGTCTACTAAAATTAGAAACAAATTCACTCGACGGACGGGTGAGTTAAAGAAGCGCAATCCTGAAAAGGTAGTTATGGATATGCACTATCATCCTAAAACATTTCGCTCCAAGAAACAGGAGTTACAGGAGTTAGATGCTGAGTATGAAATACAGGAGTATTTTAATGACCAAGAATAATGACAAATATAAAATTGTTGAAGATGTATTCAATGATTGTGAAGTGTGTGTTGAGTGTCAGTATTTTATGCACCCGTACCGTACACCATATGGTGACTACACTTGTGATATTCTGGACGGGTTCGTACCTGATGCTGAGTTCTGCCCTGGCTATGAAGAGTATAGCATTTCACAGAATGAAACGGAAGAGGCTTTACAATAACAAACACTAGTGATACTATGGTACTAGATCAACCAGTAATGAAAGGAAGAACGATATGATTAGCGAAGGTGTGGTTGCGTTTTGCAATCTAATGGAGACTGAAAAGTACAAGGGTCAAGATACTGGAAAGTTTTCAGTAGTTGTAAACATGGGTGATGAGGAAGCGGAAGCACTAAAGGCGGCTGGTGTTATCGTCAAGGGTTACGACAAGGATGGTGATGGTGTGAATGTTATCGCCCAACGAAAGTTTGTAACCAAGTTTCCTGATTTCCCAGTGCTTGATCGTGAGGGTAACGCTACCTCTAAGCACATTCCATTTGGTTCCAAGGTTAAAATCTTGTGGACGGAAGGACCGTCGCATCCAGTTCATGGTGTGTCCACCTATATCAAGAAGGTGAAGGTACTTGAGTTGGCTGATCGTGACATGGAGGCTACTGACGAAGAGGATTTCTAATGGCATTTAATAACACTGACTCAGTTGTTATTGGCCGTGCCCCCTGCCCTGAGTGTCGTTCTCAGGGTGGGGATTCACGGGGAGATAATCTAGTTCAATACGATGACGGTCACGCATACTGTTACAGTTGTGGGTATCTTGAACGTGATCATGAAGCAAAGGTTGTACCATTGAAAGCGCATCGAAAGAGTTTTGAAATGTCTGGTATTCATTCACCAATTAAGGAACGGAAAATTTCCCAATCCATCACACAAAAATTCAATGTGACAGTTGAGTGTGATGATAACGGGAATGTAGTTAAACATAACTATCCCTATCTGGATAAGATAACAGGTGAGATTGTCGGTAAGAAAGTACGTGTCGTTGACGGAAAACAATTCTTTGTGTCAGGCACACTGGAAAACACTGGCTTGTTTGGACAGAATGTGTGGCGAGAGGGAGGTAAGTACGTCACCGTAACGGAGGGTGAGCTAGATGCGCTTGCCGTTGCGGAAATGTTTGACGGCAAGTGGCCTGTCGTATCACTCAAGACAGGATCAGGTGGTGCCAAGCGTGATATTCAGGCATCACTTGAGTGGCTGGAAACATTTGATAATGTTATTCTATGCTTTGATATGGATGAGCCAGGAAAGAAAGCGGCAGCGGAAGTGCTACCCTTGTTCTCCTACAACAAGGTCAAGACTGTATCCCTTCCTGTTAAAGATGCTGGTGAAATGTTGGAGCATGGGAAGGTTCAGGAGTTTATATCTCAATGGTGGAATGCAAAACCATATCGTCCAGAGGGTATCATAAATGGCGCTGACTTGTACGATGAGATCATTAACTTTGATCCACCCGTATCCATACCCTATCCCTGGGAATGTTTAAATGAATTGACTATGGGGTTCAGGCCACAGGAATTAGTCACGCTAACATCGGGATCGGGCATGGGGAAATCTTCTGTGGTGCGTGAACTGTGTCACTACCTCATCGGTAGCACTACGGACAACATCGGGATCATGGGTCTTGAGGAAGCTAACTCTGTTTCCGGTAAGGGATTGATGTCCATTGAAGCTAGTATTCCACTACATGAACTGAGAACTAATCAGGCCATTCCTAAAGAGGATAGAGACAGGTGGTTTCAGGCTACGCTGGGTACTGAACGGTTCTACTTTATGAACCACTTTGGTTCAACATCGGAGGGTGATCTACTCTCTAAGCTACGGTATATGATCAAGGGTATGGAGTGTAAGTGGGTTGTGATTGACCACCTAAGTATCATCGTGTCGGATCAAGATAACAACGATGAACGTAAGGCTATTGATTCCATCATGACCAAACTACGCACCATCGTACAGGAAACAGGAGTGGGTATGTTTCTTGTGTCACACTTGAAACGTCCAGACGGTAAGGCACATGAAGATGGTGGACAAATATCTCTAGCACAACTACGAGGGTCAGCATCTATCGCACAGTTAAGTGATATTGTGATAGGGCTAGAGCGTAATCAACAACATGAAGATGCACAGGAGCGCAATACAACCACTGTACGGGTACTTAAGAATAGGTTTACAGGGTTGACAGGACCAGCATGTTACCTATACTATGATCCTCTAACCGGAAGACTAACACAAATATCTAATCCACATGGAGTAGGTGAAGATGGGGAGTTCTGATAGAAGATGGTATCTTAGACAGAATAGTAGCGGCGCATACAACAGGGAAAAATATCTAATGGCTAGAACAGGTATGACTTGTGAGTGTTGTGGTGAGACATTTCCAAGAGAGTTACTTGAGTTTCACCATCCACCGGACGTTAAAAAAACAATGAGTTTACGGATGCGCGCTTGGCGTGGGGTTCACGGACCTAAACAGGAAACACTTGACGAGGCAGACCAGTGTGTTATACTATGTAGTAACTGTCATAGATTAGAACACGTAGCATTAAAGAGAGGTGAGAGTTTAGTCCATGACCCGTCAGCTTATCGTAGATATAGAAACCACAGAGTTACCCGTTACGAAAGTCTGGATGATTGGCTCACTCAACGAAGCAGGAGAGGTACGCAACTTTCACTATCCTTTTAATGTTGAGGAGATACAGGAATGGTTCGATCAATACGATCATATTATAGGTCACAACATAATAGATTTCGATGCAGTGTACTTGGAAAATATTGTCGGTGTATCATTGGCTGGTTCAAAGGTTATAGATACGTTGATCCTGTCAAGACTAGACAACCCCCAACGTGAAGGAGGTCACTCATTAAAATCTTGGGGTAAACGAATAGGTTTATACAAGGGGGAACACAATGACTTTACAAAGTATAGTAAAGAAATGGAAGAGTATTGTATACAAGACCTCAAGATTACACAGAAAGTTTTTGAAATACTGTCAAGTAATCTACAAAGTTTTGGAGATACGAGTATTGATCTTGAAAGTAAAGTTCAATCTATTATTACGAGACAAGTTCAACATGGGTGGTTACTAGATACTGCTAAATGTTGGGAGTTAGTTGGAAAACTAAAGGAAAGAAAGATAGAAATAGAAGAGGAAGTTCATGATAAGTTTATCCCTTTGGCATCCTTTGTCAAGGAAGTTATACCGAAATACAAAAAGAACAAGGAGTTGTCTAATGTTGGTCTTAAGTTTCTTGGGTCTAGTTGGCAATGTGTTGTGGGTCCTTTATCTCATATAGAATTTACTGAATTTAATTTAGGTTCCCGTAAACAAATCGCTAGGTATCTACAATACTTTGGCTGGAAACCTAAAAAATACACAGAGAAGGGGCATCCGATTGTCGATGAGAAAATACTAAGTGCCGTTAAAAATATTCCTGAAGCACAACTAATAGCGGAATATCTTTTAATTCAAAAACGAATAGCACAAGTAACATCATGGATCGAAGCCAGGAATGAACAGGATGGTAGAGTACATGGGTACGTAAATACAATAGGAGCTATCACTGGACGCATGACACATAATAGTCCAAACTTAGCCCAAGTTCCTTCATCCTATTCACCCTATGGTGCAGAGTGTCGGCAATGCTGGACTGTACCAAGTGGATACAAACTGGTTGGTGTAGACGCATCAGGTTTGGAACTAAGAATGTTAGCACATTACATGAATGATAAGGAGTATACAAATGAAATCATCAACGGAGACGTACACACGGCAAACCAGAAAGCTGCTGGACTTACAACAAGAGACGCTGCTAAAACTTTTATCTATGCTTTCCTCTACGGAGCAGGAGATGGAAAGATTGGCTCCATCGTCGGTGGTACTGCTTCAGATGGAGCAAGACTTAAAGCATTATTTCTCAAGAACACACCAGCTATTAGACATCTACGAGAAAGAGTTAGTCGAGCCTCTATTCGGGGCTACCTCAAAGGAATAGATGGTAGGAAGTTAATCATACGGAGTGAACATGCTGCACTGAATACACTACTACAGTCGGCTGGTGCAATCATAATGAAAAAAGCCTTGACACTTTTAGACAACCATGCTACTATAAGTAATATACAGTATCAGTTTGTCGGTAATATTCATGATGAGTTTCAGATTGAAGTAGTGGAAAAGGATGCAAAGAAACTAGGCTGGTTAGCTGTAGAGTGTATCAAGGCAGCGGGTCTTGAGTTTAATTTAAACTGTCCTCTTGATGGGGAATACAAGGTAGGTAATTCATGGGTGGAAACACATTAACTAAAGAAATACGTGAACAACAATTACGACAGATAGGCCGTCCTTTTAGATGGCTACATTCTAACTTTGTTGTAGAGGATACAATTAGAATTGCCCCTACTAAAGACAGGTGGTGTTGGTTAGGAGTGGAGCAACATTGGCATGACTTTGATGGTGAAACATTAGAGGAAATTCTTGAGTTATGTGATGTTGATGATCATTTAGGATGTTATAGTTATCCACATTGTGAATTATCCCCATTAGGTTGTCGAGTAGTAATGGGTAAAGACGTAGAGGAGTACGGACATCGTGGGTAAGTTATTATCAACATTAGTCCCTGATATATACAAACTTCTCCAAAGCAAACGAGCATCGGAAGATGTAGATGTTGAGAGTGAGATTGAGAAGTTTGGTGAGTCAGTTAAGTCCTTGATGCGTAAGGAGTTTCTGCCTCATGAGTATGATCGTCGTAAGCTGCGCCTGTCCGGTATAGGTAAGGCTGATCTTGTTCAATGGTATTCCTACAAAAGATTTCCAGGCGAGAAGATTAAACCACATACGTTAGTTAAGTTTCTATATGGTCATCTTATTGAGGAAATGATTTTATTCCTAGTCCGTATGGCTGGACATAAAGTTACAGACGAACAGAAAGCCTGTGAAGTTAACGGTGTTAAAGGTCATATGGATTGTAAGATTGATGACATTACAGTTGATGTTAAGTCCACTAGTAGCTATGGTTTTAAAAAGTTTAAAGATGGGAGCCTTGCGCTAGACGATCCCTTTGGTTATGTCGATCAGTTAAAAGCGTATGCCCATTCTGAGGGGGAACGTAAGTGGGCATGGTTAGCTATGGACAAACAGAACGGACATCTATGTGTGCTTGAGTATGATCTTGACGATACGGAACACCCAATGTATGAGCATTACAGTGGTGATATTGAGGAGCGTGTCGAGCATATCAAGGACACGGTGCGTAGTGATATACGTCCTGATTTATGTGCTGACCCTGTACCAGATGGTCAGTCAGGAAATTTAAAGTTAGCTACAATGTGTTCCTACTGTCAGTACAAGAAGCATTGTTACCCAGACCTACGTGTGTTTGCCTACTCAACAGGCCCACGTTTTTTAACGACAATTAAAAACTATCCCCGTGTACCGGAAATAAAAGGAGATAACTATGATAGAATTTAAAGCTGTAAGCACACCTAGACATGACAGGTTTGAAGAGACAATTACAAACCTTTTAAATGAGGGATGGGAATTACATGGTAGTCCCTTTGTATCTCAAAGCGGAGCTATGACACAGTCGTTGACCCGTACTGTGAAAACTCCTAACCCTGTTAAATTGAAAAAATAGATACTCTTGTGGTTAAGTATCGAAATAAGTTTGAAGAAAAAGCAGCGTATATTTTAGGAAACTACTGTGAGTATGAGCCAGATCGTTATCCTTATGTGGTACACCGTCATTATATACCTGACTTTGTAGGGCAGCGTAAAGGTGTTACTCTTCTTATTGAGTGTAAAGGATTTTTTAGAGTTGGAGATACTAAAAAATATACATCAATCAGAGATTCATTAGAGGAAGATAAAGAGTTAGTGTTCGTTTTACACAATCCTAATAAACGGATAAGAAAGGGAGCTAAAATGAATATGTCTGAATGGTGTGAAAAGGAAGGTATCCGGTGGTTTACACTGGATAATATTAAAGATGCCTTTAAACGATAAAGATTTTATAGAGAGAATAGCCTGTCTTTCTGATCCTCCACTTTTGTGTGAGCTTCTGGATATATCATCGGAAGATTTACTGGAAGCATTTGAGGATAGGATAGAGGATAGAAAAAATATTCTCAGAGAAATCTTTGATGTTGACACAGACGAATATATATTGTATGATGGGTAGTATAATGGATGATGACAACACGTTTACAATTCTAGCACCGGATACGATTGTTTCCCGTATGGAGGAGGTACGATTGATTGCTAAAGATTTAACAGATGAGAACCTAAAGCAAGCTATACTTCTACGGGCTGCGGAAATTCTATTAGAGAGTTGCGTCCGTCAAAACGTAAGCCCAATAACTAATCTAACAACGGTGAATTAGAATGCAACATACGCATGTATCCAGAGAACAAAAAGTAGCTAGGTTTCACAGAGCAATGGGTTTAGATATTGACAGTGAGCCACGGGTATCTTTGTTAGACTTACGAAAGAAATTAATTGTAGAGGAAACTAGTGAAGTTTGTGAAGCTATTTGTATTCTGGAAATGGAACTGGAAAGGGGAAAGAAAGGTTCTTTAAATCAGTGGGCGCATTTGATGAAGGAGTTGTGCGATTTACAGTATGTTCTTAGTGGCACTATCGTTAGTCTCCATCCCTTTTATGGTAGTTTTAGTCCCGCTTTTAATAGGGTCCATTATTCTAATATGTCTAAACTTGATAACGAAGGTAAACCAGTATATGATAGCAATGGTAAGGTGCTTAAAGGGCCGAATTACAAACCACCTGACCTTACTGATTTAGTGGAAGGGGTATACGTATGACAAAAGTTTTATTATTAATTGTAACAATAATGATGCCTGATGGTAACTTGTACACTAAAGTTTATCAAGCACCTAAAGAGGAAACTATGGAGAACTGTCAAAAAATTGTTCTTCCCGGTGCAGTTGCTAAGATGAAGTCACAACCTCATGTTACTCAAGCGAGTGGCGTATGTTTTGAAGTTGACATTAATTTAGGAGAGCGTGTAGATGTATGGACCCCAAGTACAAGCCTGTGATACCCTTCACTCTGAGAAGTATCGACTACCTAATGAGTCATTCGATGAGGCGTGTTACCGACAGTCGGCAGCTATGTCCGACAATGAGGATCATCGTACCTATCTGAAACATCTGTTCCTAGACCAACGGTTTATGCCAGCGGGTAGGGTTCAGTCAGCAATGGGAAGTCCAAGGGATGTTACTGCATATAACTGTTTTGTTTCCGGCACGGTTGAGGACTCTATGGAAAGCATCATGCAACGTGCTACGGAAGCTGCTGAAACGATGCGAAGAGGCGGTGGAATTGGTTATGATTTTAGTCGCATACGTCCTAATGGCGACAGGATTGTTAGCCTTGATAGTTCCGCTAGTGGGCCTGTATCTTTTATGCGTATATTTGATGCGGTTTGTAGAACGATAGTCTCTGCCGGTCATAGACGGGGAGCGATGATGGCTGTACTACGTGTAGACCATCCAGACATTGAGGAGTTTATTAGAGCTAAACGTAATGAGGGTGAACTAACTAATTTCAATATCTCTGTTGGTGTAACTGATGAGTTTATGCGTTGCGTTGAAAAGGGAAAGCCTTTCAATCTAACCTTTGAAGGACGGGTATACCGACAGATAGATGCCGTTGCTTTATGGGATGAGATCATGCGTAGTACGTGGGATTGGGCAGAGCCGGGTGTACTGTTCCTCGACCAGATTAATTCAGACAATCCCCTACACTACTGTGAAACCATAGAGGCTACTAACCCCTGTGGTGAACAACCCCTACCACCTTTCGGTGCCTGTCTACTAGGATCATTCAACCTAGTCAAGTACGTTAAGAATGGAAAGTTTGACTTTGCTTTATTGAAGGAGGATATTCCACATGTGGTTCGCGCTATGGATAATGTTATTGACCGCACTACTTATCCTCTCAAGCAACAAATTACTGAAGCAAAAGAGAAGAGACGTATGGGGCTTGGAGTTACAGGATTGGCTAACTGTCTCTCTATGTGCAACTATCAGTATTCTAGCGATGTGGCACGGAGGTTTGTTCGCAAAGTTTTAAAGACAATAACCTATGAATGTTACTCTGCTTCTTCTGACCTTGCTACAGAGAAGGGTTCGTTCCCTCTGTTCGATGCTAAACAATATCTTGAGGCTGGGTTTATTAAGCGTCTACCTGATGATCTACAGGACAAGATTAAACAACAGGGTATGCGTAACTCTCACCTAACGAGTATCGCTCCTACAGGTACGATTAGTTTTACGGCTGATAATGTAAGCAGTGGCATTGAACCAGTGTTTCAACATGAGCTAGATCGTACAGTGCAGACTGAAGAGGGAACTAAGATTGTACGTCTACAGGACTATGCCTTTAATTATCATGGTGTGAAGGGGGAAACTACAGATGACCTTAATGTTGCGGATCACTTGCAAATGCAGATAGCTGTTCAACCATTTATTGATTCAGCCGTTTCCAAGACAATCAACGTAGGTAGTAATGTAACCTTTGATGAGTTTAAGGATGTATACATGAATGCCTGGAAAGGAAACCTAAAGGGTGTGACTACCTTTAGACTTGACGGTAAACGGTATGGAATATTGAACAAAGTAGAGCCAGCCAACAAGGAAGAGAATGAGGGTGCAGCTTGTTTTATTGATCCATCTACCGGCAGTAGGAGTTGTGAATAAAAATTTGGAAGGCTTTGATGGAGGCAGCTAATGAACAAGAATGATATTATTTTGGAAGAGTCTGTACGTAAACAGTGGGGTATAGGCCATGAACCTGATCCAGTTGTAGCTACGGTAATGAAACGTATGGCAGATAGAAGTAGAGTGGGCATAGAAAAATACGGCTGCACAATGCTAAGAGAGGACATTGACACGGTAGGATGGATCGACCATGCCATAGAGGAACTCTTAGATGCAGCCGTATATCTTGAACGATTGAAGTTAAACTTTAAGTAATTACTTACGGGTTTTTTCTAGGTACTCATTATACTTTTCAGCACCACCACCTAACCAGTTATATAGTAGGCCGCCAAACACAGGTATTAACTTAAGAAGTTTTTCAGGTTCTCCCTGTGTTGTTCCCTTTGCTAATGTATCTACAACTGTCATTGGCGGTGCTAAAGTATTTGCTACTGCTTGACTTATCTCTCCTCTAGCTAAGTATTTATCGGACGTATATTTACTAAGACCGTACACACCTAGCAGATTCCACAGTGCTTCAGACGGTAGCTCATCTGCATTAGCAGTTTCCTTACCACTAAGAATTTGTTTAGTTTGTTGAATTGTTAGTCCAGATGCACTTAAGTATGCACCAATTCTAAAAGCCTTTAATGCTGCTTGTCCTTTATTACCTTTTTTATACTCCTGTATAACTTCCCGTCTAACAACATCCATTTGTTTTAGAGCAAACGATTTAAGCATATAAAGAACTTTTGATTTCCCTGCTTCTAAATATCCTTGTGGAAATTCGGACAATGATATAGGTTGAAAGTCAGACAGTTCGTTAAACAATAGAAACTTAACATTGTCAGTTACATTCCCCGCCTTGAGATCGTCTATAACAACATCAATCTCATCCCCCATAATACCACTCCACTTCTCTCTAAACTTTTTAATTCCCTTATCGGAACGTACAAGTTTAGTGTTAGATTTTAGTGCAGCGTTGAGTATTGTTTCCTTACCTAGTTTATCTACCATTTTAAAACCGGAAACTTTAAAACTTTTCTCTAGTGCTTTTGCAAACAAACTAGGATCGGCAAACTCTTTTGAAATTGTATCATCTAAAACTTGACTTAGCTTAACTCTTTTCGGAAGCATTAAACTTGTAAGTGTATTCCATGATCCTCTAAGCGCAGCGGATACGGCAACATCACCTAACTGTACCAATGCAGACATAGGATTAGCAATGGTGTACATATACCCTAAGTCTCGTATCGCACCAAACGTATTACCTAACGGAGTTTGTCCACTAACAAACCTAGCATGAAGTAAATCTCTTATAACATTTTGATCGTCAGAAGATAGTTTGTCTAGTTCCTTTTGTAAAACTTTACCTATATCACCAGTTTTAACAGTAGACTCTAAATCAATTTGTTCCGTACCCCTACCTAATTTTTTTCTATTGCCAAAAAAACGCCCAACCTCTATTTCATTTGTTGCCCGTCTAATGTACTGTTCCAGTGCTTGTTCAGGTAGATCATAATACTGTAATTGTTCCCCATCAATTTTTTCTATAGACCTTTTACGAACAAAATCAGGCAGTGGTTTATTACCCATATAAGATCGACCCATCAACACACCATTAATTACATCTTGTTCTTGTTGTTCCGTTAGTGCTTTTACTTTAGAGTCTTTCTCTTGTAATTTTTTTAAATAACTGTCTTTAGCTTTTTGAATAATTCCATCTTTTTCATTTCCATATCTTTTTTGCCACTTAGTGTAATTAGCCTGTGAAATATTACGAGGAAAATAATCTTCAATACCTTTAAAGCTAAACCCTACGTCATCTAACTCATCTTTTAATTCCGTTAAAAGAGGTTTAATTTCCTTTGTAAATATCTCACCTGCTTTTGTATTTGACCTATTCATCAAAGCAATAGCGGCATCGAATTGTCCGTTAGCTAACGTCCGACTAACTTGATCCTTTAGTGGTCCTTTTATTTTAGCAAGCTCTTGTTGAAACGGACGTATTCTTGACATACGTTGTTGAGTTTTTATAGCAAGATGACTTTCAGTTCTTCTTAACGCACCAAGAATAGGTTCACTTATGTTTCTAATTCTTGTGGAAATTGCTCCTAAATATTTATCAGCCCCTTCACTAACTACTCGTAGTACACCACTATCTTTAGCTATGCCCTTACTAACGGAAAACTCAGGTGTTGCTATATTTACAATATCTTCATTAGTCATTTTAGTTCTATGCAGAGCTTGAGTAAATTTTGCAGGAGTTATACCAATTTCCTCCGCAAGTTCGCTAACTCGTTCCGCAGTAATTACATCGGATGGGTCTGCTTTAGCTTTGTTTACAGCATCTTGAACTTTATTTATAGTTTTTTCGGCTGATCGTTGAGCAATCTTTCGACCAGCCAAGCCTATACCCGCTGGTAATACAGCACCTACAGTTCCAGTTATAGCTGCCTTAACAGGATCAACATCACCTGTCTTGGATAAGTCTTCCGCTACACTAAAAGTTCCACCTAAAACACCACCACCTATTGTAGCTGATGATGTACCTGATAATGTTTTACCAGCAATAGTAGCACCCTTTAAACCTAGACCAATAGGTAATAGTGAAGTGGGGTCTACAATTTCCCCAACAATTCCCCCTGTAATTGCCGCTGCTGAATCGGAATCAGGTTGAAATGTTGTGCCAAATTCCTCCGCTAGTTCTCGTTCCTTATAGCGATAAATCATTTCTCTTCGTTCTTCCGGAGAGGCTTCCGAAAAACCTTCACCGTATTTCTCATCGGAATCCCGCCAATCTCCTATCTTATAAAAATCCATTCCAGTATATATCGTAGCTGCATCACGCAGATAACCTGTTAGACCACCAGTTTTTTCATAGTGGTACATAAATTGTTCATAAGATGAAGAACTTTTATCTTTGTATACTGCTTCCCCTTCGACATACCTATCTCCAGGCTCTACACCATCTTCCTCCATCCAAGGGTTTGCGGTAATATCTTCCTCAGTAATAACTGTACCTAGTGATTGCCTATCCTGAATCTCAGAGTAATTACGTATAAGCTCTCCATCATCAGTGAGTTCATCCCCAGGTTGAACACCGTACTCCTGAAGTTCTTGATCGTTCTGAATATCTTTTAAAGTTAAGACAGCCACTATTGGTTTCCTTTACGCTGGCTCTTAATAGGAACTCTTTTTTTAGTAGCACCGCTAGATTTATCACCACCACCAGATTTAGAAGCTGTTCCCCCCAACTTTTCTCTTATAGCTTGCTTGATTGCTTCGTTAGGTCGCATACCTTTTTCTTCTTGTAGTTCTTTTGCTCTAGGACCAAATTCTAATATTACTTCATCTATATCTTCCATAGCTATGTCTGTATAGAAAGGAATTCCAGACAACTTGGGGTCTTCCGCTTTTACTCTCCTTCTCGCTTCCGCTTCTAAAAGTTTATATACTGGTGAACCTTTTTTTACTGCCCTTTTATATTCGTCTTTATCTCCTGGTGTTGGAGATTTTGCCGCCTTTGTTGTTGGTTGTCTACCCTCTCCTAAATTATATTTTTCTTGAGCTTTTAATAGCTTAATTCTAGCTTGTAAAACTTCTAGTTCTAATTGTGTTTGTGCAGCTTTACCTGATTTTGGATCACTATCTATTTTCTTTTGTAGTATTGCCTTGTCTTTATCTAGTTTTTTAAGTTCCAAAGTAATCTCTGAAAGTTTTTCCGCTCTTTCTGCTTCGGATACTGCCCGTCCTTCTGCACTTTGATCACGTTTTTCTCCCGCTGCTGCTCTAGCTTGAGCCATGAATTGTGTAGCTAACTCAGGTTGTCCTCGTTGCATTAATAAATTAGCAATTTTAGTTACATCTTCAGGCTTACTAAGGTCAGCATTTTTTGCCATATCCATAACTTCAGTACGTAAAGCATCACGCTCTACCGCTTTAGTTAAACGTGCATCCTGCCCAAGACCAGCAAACATTCCTGTATCTAAACCAGTAGCTTGACCTAAAGCTTTGGCTCCACCAGTAACAGCTTCAGCTAACTGTTGATTAGATTTAGCAATCATAGCGGCATAAGGGTTCTGTGTCATGGCAAAGTTGTCTAACTGAGCCTGACGAATACGCCCACTACGTTCCTTATTTAGCAGTTGACGTACTTCGCCAATGCTTGCGCCACTAAATAATCCATCTGTTGCAGCCATTACTCTATTCTCCTTTGTTATACTTAATAATCTTCGCCCATTTCATCGGTATCAGACTCATCATAACCATCACTCGCACTAGAATCCATACTGTCATCATAACCAAGGCTTCCAGAAAATAAGTCTTCTGGACCTCGACCAAACATACCTTCTACTCCGGTTGCA